GCCGATCCTTCAATGGGACATATTCACCCGCGCCGTTGCGTTCTTCGTTGAACGGATAGGGCAGCACGTCGTAAAGTGTGCCGTCGAGCGCGGCGCGCTGCCAGATTAGGGTGTGCGTGCGGTCGGGGTAGTCCTTGTCGCGCGGGATGCGATTGATGATCGAATTAAGCATAGTCTCTCCCCTTCGCGCGGCCAGATAACAATCGGCTCGGCGCTGCGTTACCCTGTCTTTTCAGGCGTGCCAGGCATCCGCGCAAATGGCGGGCGGCGGGGAAGCTGGATCAATGCGCGTTGTAAGCTAGCGCGTTCGCTGCAACGCCAAGCTGCCCAAGCACGCGGAGCAGGGTCGCCATCGTCACCTGAGCGGCGTGGCCGTCGCGGGCCTGAATGTCGCGGATGGCCTGGCGTAGCTGCTCGGGCGCGTGGTTCATGCCGTCGCCAGGCGTCAACCCAAGGGCGGTGCGTGCCGCGTCGACTCGCTGGCCGCTGGTCATGTTGCGCGGGAAGCCTAGCGAAGCCGACTCTACGCTGGCGGCCGTAAGGTAGGTTAGGGGCTTCTGGTCGGCCATGCGCTCCGCTCCCTCAAAACCGCGTCTCTGGCGGCGTGTAGCCGTTGCCGGGTAGTCTGCCACGCGACAAGCCGCGCCGCGCCGCGTGGCAGGTTCTTGGATGGCGCGCCGGCCTTGTTCGGCCGATGGGCGCGGATGGCGGCGGCAAGCTCGGCCTGAGCCGGCGTGATCCGCAACCCAACCATGATCTGCGCCAGCGTCATCGTCCCATCATTCCGGTTTGCATCCTGCGAATTTTCGTCGCGCCGTATCTGGCGTAAAAATAATATCCGGTTGCGTCTACAGGATGGTCAAACTCGCCTTTTTCCGGGTCGCTCGTTCCCTCTTTATAGATCAGCCGTTCATAGGCTTTAATCGAAACATGGCAGGTCGGGTCAACGTAGGCGCGCCGCGTGCCTGCCGCATTGCAGAAACGGGCGTTGGTGTTGTTGTTCCGGTCGCGGACCTGCGGATGCGAGGTCATCGCAACCACGTTGAAACCGGCCGCCTGTAGTATGCCTATGTCCGTCCGGCCCTGTGCGCTGGTGCGCTGCTGCGCTCCGGCCGGGTCTGGATACACGCTGATATGCGCCACGCTGCCGTTGCGCGCGTATCGGCGCCGCAATTCGTCGGCCATTTCGTCGGTATTGCTCGTCGGAATGATGACTTCCGCCACCTGGTAGCTAACGTCGTCAACCTCTTGCCAAACCGTCGCGGTCATGGGGTTGACGTTGAAATCCATTCCAACGTGCAAGTTGCGCGCGGGAATGTATGGGCAGGGTTTAACGTTGTGCGCGCGCTCGAATGCGAAGATGACGCGGCCCTTGTAGTCCACGAAACCAGCTTCCCATTCTTGCTTGAACGTGCGCGCGTCTAGATCGCGTCGGGCCTTGTCAATTTCCTTCTGCGGGACGTTGCCACCTTGCACGGTCGTATAGCTGAATGAACGGCAATCCGTGACAATGGCGCCGCCTGTATCGCGCGCGCCAGGCTGTCCGGCCTGGAAGTCATCGTAGAAATGGTTAAAGCCCTTCGGTGTTCCGATTTTCAAGCTGTGGCCTTCGCACGTCGCCAGCATCGGCCGGATAACCTCGGTCCAGCATTCGGGCTGCGCGTCGGCCCACTCGTCGCCAATGAAGAAAAACAAACCGGAGCCGCGGAGCGCGTCGTAATTATCCAGGCCGACAAGCCGCAACACGTGGCCTGTCTTTAACGTTAGATAGCACTCGCTCTCGTTCGGCTTTCCCGCAAGCCAGTGGCGAGGGATGGCGCGCTTTAGCCGCGTCCAGAATACACGCTTCGCCTGCTTAAACGTCGGCGCTCCATACCAGATTTCATTATCCGGCGAGACGCCGCGCTTTGCTGCCAGGCGGGCCGCTCGCTTCATTTCCCGCGCTGCCAGGAACGTCTTACCAAACCGGCGCCCACATACCGCAACTCGGTCGCGCGCTTCCGGGTGCCATCCCCAAGCGTAGATGTTGCTTTGCTTCGGCGTGAGCGTGATCTGATCCGCGCGGAAGTCTACCATGCGCCGATCCTATGGGCGGGAGGGTGCGGCCGACGCTACGGCTCAAGCGGAGCTAACAGCATCGGCGCGCAATCCCTCTATTCGATAACGTTGGGCGCCTCCTCGTCCGGCGTCGGAACCGGGTCCGGCTGCAACTCTTTCGGGATTTCGCCTTGCGATGGCGCTGCCGGAGGCGGTGCAAACCGTTTGGGGCGATGAGCCTTCAACAACGCCAGCATCAGCGTGTCAGAATACTTGCGAACGTAAAGCGGTTTGTCTGGGTCGGCCGGGTCCATAACCAAACCCCTGCTGGACGTGATCGGCTCTTGCGTTCCCTCGGCCGCTCGGCGCCTGGCCTCGCTCTCTAGCTCGTCTGTTGACTGCTCTATCGCGTCGTCCCATTCCTTCGCAAAGTCGGCGTCAACGTCGCGCCAGTCGTAAAGCGTGCGGCGGGCGAAGCCAACAAGG